ACCCTTGCCGTCCATCACAAAAAATACACTGGCGAAAATCCATGGGATGCAGATTCCCGCGACCTGGTGACGCTCTGCGAGGACTGCCACACCGCGATGCACGAAGGCAACCTTGAGAGCATGCCGCCCCTTGTGGAGTCATTCTACAAGGCCGTGACGCAGGCCCGACTCGCAAACGACAGCAAAACCTTGATTCGATGGATTGAGGTCGCCAGTAAACGGTTTTTGTCGGCGTGCGATGAAATGGAGCTTGCCATTGTCCCGCTGCAATCCCGGCTGTTTCACCTAATCGAAAAGGAGGCAACGAAATGAGTGACCCGATTTACAAAATCAAGGATTGGCAAAGGCATTTTGAAAACAACCGCTCCCGAACGGTTGAGAATCTGCGCTGGGTTTGTGTTCCCAACAAGCACGACGGCGAAGGTTTTGCGACCGTCATGGAGCAGGAAAACGCCGCCGAATTGTTCGCCGCTTGGGTTTTGATTTTGCAGGTGGCATCCAAGTGTCAGGAGCGTGGCAGCCTTGTGCGGGAGGATGGCACTCCCCTGACAGCCCGAGCAATGGCAGTGAAGACAAGAGCGCCGGAATCTTGGTTCAAGGAAGCCTTTAAGTTCTTCATTACCAAGGTCAAGTGGATGGACTGTCAGGCAAGTGACACCCAACTGTCAGGCAACTGTCAGGCAGGTGACACCCAAGTGACTAAGAAGGAAGGGAATAGAAGGGAAGGGAATGGAAGTGAAGTGAAGAGAGCGAGCAAGGCTCGCCCACAAACCCGTGAGGAGTTTGATGCCTTTTTTCAAGAGCTTGGCCTTTACCCTCGCGATGCCGAGGCTACATGGAACAAATTTGAGGGCAACGACTGGACAAACGGCGGCAAAAAGATCGCCTGCTGGAAATCGACCGTCAGGGCTTGGAAGGCATCGGGCTACATGCCCAGCCAGAAAAGCCCGTCGGATTATGAGCCGCAATGGCCAAGAGCGCAATCCGCCGCTGAGACCGCCCACGAAGAGGAAGACGACCTCATGGCCAAGCTGCTGCGGATTAAGCAGGCCGAGGCACGAGAGGCGGCGGGAGACCATCCCGACTACTGGACCGACGAAGAAAGCGAAAAAGAGGAGGCCGGATGCTTCTAACCGTTTCAGACCTTTCCGAGCAACTCATCGGCAGGATTGAGGATCTTGCGCCAATGCTTCTACCCGGCGGCAGGCGTCACGGCAACGAGTGGATCTGCGGCGACCTCTCAGGCGCACCAGGTGATTCGCTCAAGCTCACGATGACGGGAGGACACGCAGGGCAGTGGAGAGATTGGGCCACCGACGACCACGGCGACCTCGTGGACCTCTGGCGTCTCTCTCGACAAATTTCCGCAGGGGAGGCCGTTTCTGCGGTGAGGACATATCTTGGCATCTCCGAGCCTGTCAGGCAGCACGAAAAGCGGGTATACGGCCATGCTCCCGCGATTAACTCTGAAGCGCCATCACCAAACGGTCGCGCCTACGCCTGGTTAACTCAAACGCGGGGGCTGAAGCCGGAGATCATTGAGAGGCTGAAAATCGAGATCGATACAGAGCGGAAGGCCATTGTTTTCCCGTGCATCTCTCCGGCTGGCGAGATCATTAACCGCTCCTATCGGACGCTAGGCGAGAAAAAGAAGGTGTGGCAGGATAAGGACTGCGCTCCGAGCCTTTTTGGATGGCAGGCCGTCCCTGAGTCGAGCTACCGTTCCAAAACGATTCTGCTCTGCGAGGGCCAGATCGACGCGGCAACTTGGCATCAGTGGGGAATCCCTGCACTTTCTGTTCCCAATGGCACGGGAGCGACATGGGTGGAGTTTGAATGGGACAACCTCCAAGCGTTCGATTCGATCTATTTGGCGTTCGATCAAGACGAGGCCGGCAGGAAGATCGCCAACATGGCGGTGACGCGCCTTGGAAAGCATCGTTGCTTTATCGTCGCGATGCCCAAGAAGGATGCCAACGATTGCCTGCTGGCTGGATTCACCGCCGAGGACGCACGCGATTGGGTTGCCAATGCCAAGCGCCCTCGCATCGAGCGATTGGTGACGACGGCGGAAATGGAGGATCGCCTCGTCGAGGACGTGAAACCAAAGCCCGAGCCGTTTTCGATGCCGTTCCTAAAAATGGATTGGCACAATGGCGATGGCTTTTACTTCCGCCCTGGTGAGCTGACAATCTGGGGCGGTTTCTCGCACGCTGGAAAGTCTACCATGCTCAACTTCATGGTTGCCCAGTTGTTGGGTGCAAGGATTCCCGTCTTCATCGGCTCTTTCGAGATCCGCGTCGAAACTCAGCTTCGGAAGATGCTGTCGGTGTTCTACGGAAAAAGGAACATCAACGAGACTGCTGCGCGTGAGTTTGCGCGGAACGTAGGCGAAAGCATTGTCTTTTCCGATGTTGTCGGCTCGATCACCAAGGATTCGCTGATGGAGATGATGTGGTTCTCGCACCGCCGCTATGGGACAACCCATTTCGTAATCGACTCGTTGATGCGCGTGCAGGGCTTGGAAGAGGATTACCCAGCCCAAGGAGAGTTTTGTAATCGGCTCCAAGACTTTGCCAAAGAAACGGGAAGTCATCTACATCTGGTTGCGCATTTGGCAAAGCCAGCGCAAGATGGAGCAAGACCGAGCATGTATGCCATCAAAGGCTCGAGCTTAATGGTCAACAATGCAGACAACGTTCTGCTTGTCCTCCGCAACCCTGAGAAAGAGAAGAAGCGCAAGGCCGGAAAACTGACGAGCGAGGAAGAACGCTCTATGCACGATACCGAGATCATTGTCGAGAAGCAGCGCGAGACCGGATGGCTTGGCATGTTCAAACTCAACTTCGATTCCGCTAGATTCCGATTTACAGAATTTGATTCAAGCAAAGTAATACAATGAGAACAGCAAACATCAACGTCACCAAAATTGATAAGACCGCCCTTTACGAAGGCAAGAACGGCAAATACCTGAGCCTGGTCTTCTTCGACAACAAGGAAGGGCCGGACCAGTTCGGCAACGATGGCTTCGTCACTCAAGACCTAGGCAAGGAGCGTCGCATGGCAGGTGAGAAGGGGCCGATCATTGGCAACTGGAAGGAAGTTGGAACTAAAGGTCCGACTTCCGCGCCAGCCAGACAGGAAAATTCAGTGATCGTTTCGATGGAGGATCATTCCGATATTCCGTTTTGATCTAGGCCAAGAAAGCCGCCCTTAAGCAAACATCAAAGAGGTGGGAGGCGAAGCCTTCCCACCCTCGATTTGTTCTCTGTCGAACGTCCCTAAACCTACCGAATGAATGAGTTGGCACTTTTCGCAGGCGCTGGTGGAGGCATACTCGGGGGCAAGCTCCTCGGGTGGCGAACCGTCTGCGCCGTCGAGTGGGACGCCTACGCACGGGACGTTCTGGTCGCCAGGCAAAACGATGGATGCCTCGAACCGTTCCCGATCTGGGATGACGTTCAGACCTTCGACGGGAAGCCATGGCGCGGACTTGTTGACGTGGTATCTGGCGGATTCCCATGCCAGGACATCAGCGCAGCCGGGAAAGGTGCCGGAATCGAAGGCGAGCGAAGCGGCATGTGGAAACACATGGCGCGAATCATCGGTGAAGTATTGCCGCAATTCGTCTTCGTGGAAAACTCACCAATGCTTGTGGGAAGAGGTCTTGCCGTCGTCCTCGCTGACCTTGCCGAAATGGGGTATGATGCGGAATGGGGCATTGTGGGAGCGCATCACGTCGCCGCCCCTCACAAACGAGACAGAATCTGGATCGTTGCCAACACCACGCGCCACGGACGGAACCAAGGGAAGCCGCACAGCGGAGGGAGCGGAAAAGGAATGGGCGCGAGGCCGCAACAAGGATCAGGACACCGGAGCGACCCAAGGGAATCGGAAATCTCCGAATCTTGGAACGATGGTTCACCAGCGTGGATGCCTTGCCCCTGCTGTGATGACTGGTGGTGCAACGTCCACGAAATGCACACCGGAGAATGCCCATACCCTGAAATCGACGAATGGGACTCTGATCCCCACTCAGTTCGCCACGCCGCAGGCGAGGGACTTCCGAACGGGCCAACAGAGCCGCTGGGAGAACCCGGCGCGGACGCGGAATCTGAACGATCAGATTGGTGGGCAACTGAACCCGACGTGGGTCGAGTGGCTCATGGGGTGGCCCATAGGGTGGACCGCTTGCGATGCATTGGCAACGGACAAGTTCCGGCAGTGGCTGCGCTTGCATGGCAAATTTTAAATACAAAGAACACGCGTTAGCCACAAAAACTTGTAGGCGAATCCCTAAGCATGACTGACAAGACCTACCACACCGACCTGGATGATGCGATCCTCGACGGGTGGGAGTCGCCGGTCCTGCTACCGATCAACGGTGGCGAGGTGCATTCACATGGCAGGAGATGCTACATCCGCAACGCTCGCCGCATTGCCTTCCTTCGTTATGCTCTGGGCCGAGAGATGAGTGCGGCCAAGCACCTGACCGAGATACTGGGCTTTTCCGCAGGATGTGAGGT